AATACCTTTTCCGTCTGAACCAATTATCTTACTCCAAGTGTATTTTGTTGGATCTGTGCTATCAGCTTGAGTAAAATCTACATACGTTCCTATATATTTATTAGGAATCTCACTTATTTGGTCTGAAAATGTAGGATTAGCTACTGCTGAATATTTAACATGAAAATATGTTGTTTTTCCATTAGTTCCAGGAGTACCTGGTATACCTTGTTCACCCTGCAAACCTTGAGCACCAGGATCTCCTCTGAATCGCATCCAATGATAATCATTAGGATCTGTGCTATCTGCTAAATTAAAATCAGTATATTGTCCAATATACTCTTTATCTGTAGCATCAGTAGTTGTAAATCCTTCTGTACCGAATTGATTATCAGCATAAGCAATATGTAAATATGACGTTTGTCCATTAGTTCCATTAGTTCCAGGTATACCTTGTTGACCATCGGCTCCTTGTAAACCTTGAAATCTGTACCATGTATATTTACTAGGTTCTGTAGCATCGTTCTTTATAAAATCCACATAAGTACCTATATATTCTGCTGGTGTATCTGATATTTCACTAGGTAAAGTCGGATTAGCAATCGATGAATATTTAATGTGAAAATATGAAGTTTTACCATCTTGACCACTAGAACCATCTTGACCAGGATCTCCTTTTGGACCAGGTATACCTTGTTCACCTCGAGGACCTTGGGTTCCATCTAAACCAGGAGCTCCAGAATTACCGGTTACACATACTGGAGAACTTTCTTCGATATCACCATTATTATATGTTATTATTGTTTTTGACCAAATGTATTTTCCATCTTCCCATTCTGGAGTAGACACAGACCAATCTGATTCCGGTGGGGTTGTAGAATCTGAATTTTTAGCATATTTTATCACTATAGATTTAATAGATAATCCTACTACTTTATTAGATTCTTCTAATTGTTTTTTCATATCATCTAATACTTCTTTTACTGTTTTATTTCCTGTATCAAATAATATACTATCCGCTGTTATTTCTAATTTATAAGTATCTGTTTCTTCATCATGAAAATATCTCATAAAATTAAGTCCGTCACCAACTGCGAATTGTCCATCTCTATCAAAATATATACCTCTAGTAGTATTTTTTACTGATTCTTTAACTCCGGAATATATACTTGATTCTGTGATATTAAACCCGCCTATTGTGGCATCAAAAGCAACCAGATCTGATACTTGGATTTTATCAGCTGTAACTGATTTAGCAGTAATGACAGAACCATTTAAACTATTATATTCTGTCTGCTCAGCACTAGTTGTCATCCCATCAGTATTAAGTTTATAAAATAAACCATCTTCTCCTCTAACTACTAATTTATCGGCAACTATAGTATTACCTTCAATTATATCCCCTTTAATAGTAACACCAACTAATTCTCCTGTAATATGACCATCTTGAATTATAATATCTTTAATTATACCAGAATCAGCAAATATCTTTTTAATAGCTGCTTCTCCAATATTGGCAAAATCTATATTAGCATACTTATTGTCTAAAGAATCTATAGTAGCTTGATTAATTGTAGCAAAATCTATCTCAACCATTTTAGCAGTTAAATTATCGATTGCTGCTACACTAATATTGGCTAAGTCAATATCGGCAAAATCTGTTTTTAACTTCTTAATAGCGGCTTCTGTTATATTAGCAAAATCTATTTTTGCATATTTAGTATCCAAACTTTCAACGTCTAACAATTTAATTTTTGCATTTATCGCTTCTAATACTTCTGCCGATACATAAACAAATTCTGCATTATAAGCTTTAATATTCTCAAACTGACCATTAATAGCATTTATTTGGTCAGCTGTTAAAAGTCCAGTATTAATAGTTTCAGCTTTTAATCTATCTATTTCAGCATTTATAGCTTCTATATCTTTTGCATTCAAATGATCAACATTAATGTATTTTGCCTGTAATTCCTCGATTTGAGCTTTTATAGCTTTTAATTCGTCAAATTCTCCTAAGGTAGCAAATATCTGTTCAAAATATCCAGTAATAGCTTCGATTTCATCTGTTTTAATCTTATGTGATATTATTATATCAAATTCATTAATTTTACCATTCATAGAACTGCCTTCAGATGAACTGAATGATGGATCTGACATATTACCAGTTATTGTAGCATTATGATTTTCTATATTAACAACAACTCTGTCTCCTTCTTTAACTGTTACTGTTCTTTCATAAGGAGTCAATATTTCTGACCCGTCTAATCTGACAAAGTTTTTATTTCCAACTCTGACTATCTCACCATAAGTCTTTGTTTTCTTTTCTTTCTGATTTTGATCATTTGTTATCTTTGCAAATTGTGATAACAAATCATAAGACAAAGCCATACTCTATCACCTCCATAATTTATTTGTAAATGTTGCAGTCTCGGTTACAGTACAACCTGGCTTGCAATTGATATTCTGGCTTATAACTTTGGCTTTTACATTAGTTATACCAGCTCTTTTATAATTTAATCTAACACAGTCATTAACCCTTACTGGACAGTATCCGTGTGTATAACTAACTGTGTATTCTAAAGTAGATAAATCTCTTAATGTTTTATCAGCATATAGATCTACTTGTAGTTGTGATGGCATACCTCCTAAATTAGGATTATATATTCTATGCACAATTTCTCTACCTCTAGCTTGTATAGAAGTAGGACTATTTTCATCTTTATTTTCAACTCTTGAGAAAAATTGATGACGACCACTTGAGAATGTGACTTCTACAACATTTGGAATTCCATATAGATCGTGATCCATAGAAATTTCAGGTAATAGTATAGAACTATTATCATCATCAAAAGTCCATACTGGTTGTAAAGATGCAGCATCTTGTTTTGGTGAGAATAATATTCTTCCTAATTCATCAAGTTCTATTTGATACTTTGCTTGATCAACTAAATCATATATAAATGATGCCCAAGTATCATCTAAATTAGCAACAAAATCAGCTAAAAGTTTTTCATTACAATCAGGTTTAACAACCGGAGCTCTAACATTATTACGAGTTATAATATACGCATTCTCCATTATGTCATCTCCTTCTAACATACTATATCCTATAGCTGGTTGTTTTTCCTTTAATTCTATTAAGGGTGTATATGCATCTAATTCTATAGTATGAACTTTGCCATTAAAACTTGTAGATGGTGTTTGTACTAAATAAGTACCTAAAGCATGCTTTTCACGAATTCCATTTTGAATTGTTATAAGATATACTCTTACATAACATTCTCCAATTATTTCATCTACACTAAACGAAGCTGAACCTAATGTTTCAGATCCAGCCTCTCTAGTGATAGAAGAAGATCGTACCGTATTTAATGGTCTAACGTCTTTCCAAGTACCTGGATCAACGAGATAATACTCAAAAGTTTGTTGCATTGATTGTGTCCAATCGACCATTGTTATACTCCTCCTTCAACTCTTGTCAAACTTAATGATACTGGTATTGTAGTTTCTCTATGAGTTTGACTAAATGACACAGAGATATGTGCCCAGTATCCACTTCCTGATGGTTCTCTTACATAAACATCTTCCATCCATATAGCAAGACGTCTTAAAGCGTATAATGTATCTTTATCATCCATTGGTATATCTACCTTCCAACTAGATGTTTCACCTAATTGTGTTCCGTAATAAGAAACAGGATGTTTACGACCTATATAATTAGCTAATTCAACATCCGATGAATGTGAATCACTAACATCAATATTATATGGTAATCTTAATAATGAACCAGACCAAGGTTGTTCAACCATTGAATCATGTTCATCATCTACGTCAAAAGTGGACCATTGTTCATTCCATTGAATGATTATAGCTTTTTCTTGAACTGGATAAGCTGGTGTGTCAGAATAACTAATTGCACCAGTTGTTGTATCCATTGCTACAATTCTATATCTAGCATAATCTAATGCTGGATGCGGATCTGTAACAAAAGTAGATCTTAAGTTTTGAAGATTTGTTCCTATTTCGGTAAATGAACCATCAAATTCTCTTCTATAAACAGACAATAATATATTTGGTACCAATTCTTCATCTCCAATATACTCATAATATTGTTTTATAGTACCTTTTGAATTAGAACCCTCAAATACTCTATAAACTTCATCGCCGTTTTCATCTATATAGTATGCATCATTGCTAACTAGAAAACCCGTTTCTACATCAGTAACATCTTGATCGGTTCTTCTCCATAAATTTCCATCAGTAGTTTCTTGAACTAGTAATTTCTTTTTAATAGGTGTATGTGTACAATAAGGACGTATATAAGTTATTACTCCATCCGGATCTAAACCGATTTCAGCAGATGGGTCATATTCTATATCTTCCCAGGCTACACTAAATTCTAATTCGTTTTCAGCGGTTAATCCCGAATTCATAGCTACTGTTACTTTTAAAATATAATTTACATTATTTTCTAAGTCAACTAATTGTGGGCCTATCTCTATCATTAAAATATCATTATTAATATCGTAATATTTAGATAATACTTCATCTCCTTTTGTTACTGTCATATCATTTCCTATTCTATCTGTAGTTTCATAAGTATCTTGAGATATAATAGTAACATGATATCCTATAGGAGCCTGAGTAGCTGGACCAGGTAAACCTTTAACATAAAATGGGAAAGATTCTAATATAGATATTGGTTGCTCCTCTTTATCTAACATACTCAATTCTAAAGTAGGTGGGGCGAAAATATCAATTGTTCTTAATATTGACCAATCTCCATATTCTTTAGTTATACCAGCAGTACGAACTCTCCACATAATTATAGTACCTTCAGAATATTTAGTAGTATCTATTGTATAAAACTTAACATCATCTATATGGTCTTCATCAGTAATAGTGTTTTTTATTTCTTTTGTTTGTTTAACACCATTTATTGTTAATTCTAATTGAGCATATGTTTCACTAGAACCATCTTCTGAATTATGAACCCAATATAATATTAAAGGTTCTCCGGTTATAACAGTAGTGCTTGATGACCAAGTTGTTGGTGCAACTGGTTTAGATCCTATAATAGTTTGACTAATAGCTGACCATCCAGATTCACCATTATTATTATTTGCCCTTAGTCTAGCAAAATATGTTTTACCAGATTCAAGACCAGTTAAAATATAACTTGTTCCTTTTATATCACTTTTAACTTGAGTTTCAGATTTATCGAAGTAATCTTTATTGGTTGTATACTCTATTGAATAACTATCTGCATTCTTTACTGATTTCCAACTAAAATATATTTCAGTTTTACCATTAGCTTTCATCGTGGTAAACCCAGCAGGTGTTGTAGGTATTGTACCAACATCTGCTGAATAACTACTCCATTCACTATAATCTCCACCTCTTATAGATCTAGCTCTTACTTTATATCTTCCTCCAGCACTAATAGCACAAGAATAAGATGCAGCTGAATAAATTTTATTAACTTTTGCAGTTTTAAATCTTGTAGAATCATCTTTAACAATTTCAAATTCTATAACACTTCCTGCTTTATCGCTAATATTATCTATATCAGCTGTTAAAGTAAATTGTTCGATCTTAACTGTAGGTGTAGGAGGCGCATCTGGTGCCGCTTCTTTTACAGCTTTAGATTGTAATGCAGACCAATTAGATGTCCAATAGGCACATTGTTGATTATTTACTTGTCGTGTCTCTGATATAGCTTTAACTTTAAATTTAACATATTTAGCATTTTGTGGTGGACTATAAGTACTTTCGTTGAAATTAGTTGATCCGTTAGAACCAACAAAATCTCTACCATCAGCAGTTCTATAATACCAAATATATTCAAAATTTTTAGTATTACTTTTGTTCCAATTCCACATAGCAAAATAAGTATTGTCTGTATCAGATTGTAGACCAAATGCATAAACACTTGGCGAACCGGCACTTGTAGTTACCGGAGGACTAGGTTGAACTACTGGTTGAGGAGAACCACCAGAAGATCCACTCGAATCTTCATACCATTCTTGTCCGACAATAATTCTCTGTCCTACATATATACGATTAGGATTACTTATTCCATTCCAGGATGCTATCTTATTCCAATTAGCTGGTGTAGCAGCACCTAAATACCATAAGGCCAAATGTGATAAAGTCTCTCCTTTTTTTACAACGTGTATTTTATTTCTATAAGGCATTACCTATTTCCTCCTTTCTACTTTTGCAGCTCTAATTAATGTTTTGACAGCATCTGATACATTTGAACCGTCATCATATGTTACACCATTTACTTGATATGTATCACCTTTAACATTACCTAGATCTTTTCTTAATTTATCTATAGCAGAAACAACCTCAGAATTTCCATTTTGATTTTTGCCACGAAATCCAGAACTTATAGCATTTAAATTATTTCTTAAAGTCATAGAACCATTTCCAAACATAGAATTTAATGTTCCTACTCCTTCTGAAACTCCATCTAGATCAACAACTGGTCTAATTACCGGTGTTGTATCCATATCTGTTTCTATCATATCACTAATTTTAGATATTGAATTACTTAATCCAACTTTAGCTCTATCAGCAACAGATTTACTTGCATCATAAACTCTAGAAGCATAAGCTATAATACCATTAGTAAATCCTTGATCGAAGAATTTACCAAGTTTAAATGTTTCTCTTGCTGGTGAATGGGCATCGATTGATTGTTTGGCCGCATTTAATGCTGCTTTACCAACTTCGCTACCTGCATTTCTAGCAAGATACTTATTATTAGTAATACCATTAGCAAATCCTTGTACAAAGTTTCTACCAAGATTTGTAGCGCTTCTAATAATTCCTTCATCATTCAAACCATGATAAGATTCTTGTGCTACTTCTCTAAATTTATTCTTAACATTTTGTTTCTGTCTTTCGGCAGACTCAATGAAAGCTCTAATAAATTCTTCAGCTGCTTTTCTAGATTTACCTAGAGCATCTTCACAGTTGATTGATTCATAGAAAATCTTAACTCCATCATCTGCTATTTGTTTTAAGCAGTTCTTAAAATTATCAAGATTATCAGCTTTAAGATTATTTATTAATTCTACTGAATTAACAATGGTTCTTAATTTATCAGCAGCTGCGACAACATCTTCTCTAGAAATATCTTTTTGTGCTTTTACAAAGTTTGCTATTCCAGAACCAACATCCCAGAAATTATAAGTAATATTTTTAAGCTTTTCACCTAGTTTATCATCAGAATATACAAGATGAGATAGTTTAGCTATTTCCGTTAATGCTGATACTCCATATTTAACAGTTTGTAATTGATCTTCACCAAATGTTCCGATTGCTCTAATAAATGCATTCAATCCAGAACCAACACTCTCAAATTTACCAGCAAATTTAGAAATATCCGCATCCCCAACAAACCATGATTTTAATCCACCGGTATTAGGTATTTGATTAGCTGCGCCGGCCAATGCTTTAATCGCATCTCCACCGGCTTGTACTGTTTTAATCTGATCATCGCCAAATGTACCTAAATTTTTAGCAAAGTTAGCAATATTTGTACCTACGCCAGGGAACTTTCCAGCAAATGTTGAAATATCATTATCACCAGTAAACCATGCTACCATACCACCATTATTAGGTATTTGATTAGCTGCTTCAGCTAAAGCCTTAATTGCTTGACCAGCACTATCTACAGTCTTAATTTGATCATCACCGAACGTACCTAAATTAGCAACAAACTCTGCAAGATTCTTACCAATATCTGGAAATTTATTTGCAAATGTAGAAATATCATTATCTCCAGCAAACCATACAACCATTCCTCCTATATTAGGAACCTGGTTAGCTGCTTCAGCAAGACATTTAATAGCTCTACCAGCGCAATCGGTTGTTCTTATTTGTTCTTCACCAAATGTTCCTAGATTCTTAACAAACTCAGCTAAATTAGAACCAACTCCAGGTAGTTTATGTCCAAATTCACCGATATCATTATCGCCTGCAAACCAAGAACCAATACCACCAGTATTAGGTATTTGAGATGCAGAATCAGCTAACATTTTAATAGCCCTACCAGCACAATCGGTAGTCTTAATTTGTTCTTCACCGAACGTACCTAAATTTTGTGCAAATTCTTTAATATGTGTTCCAACTCCTGGAAGTTTCTCTCCAAATTTACCAATATCATTATCACCAGCAAACCAAGAACCAATACCACCAGTTTTTGGTATTTGGGCAGCAGATTTAGATATCGCTACTAAAGCATCGCATGCAGCACCGACTGTTTTGACTTGAGCTTCACCAAAAGTTCCAAGTTTTTCAACAAATGCCGCTATATGTTCGCCAACACCTGGTAACTTCTCGCCAAATGTTCCAATGTCGTTATCGCCAGCAAACCATGTAACCATACCACCACTATTAGGTATTTGATTTGCAGATTTGGCTAAGGCAACAAGTGCGTTACATGCAGCTTCAACTGTTCTAACTTGTCCTTCACCAAAAGAACCAAGTTTCTCTACAAATCCAGCAATATGTTCTCCTACTCCAGGTAATTTTTCACCAAATGTTCCAATATCATTATCTCCTGTAAACCAAGAAACCATTCCACCGGTATTAGGAATATCTTTTGCAGATGTAGCTAATACTTTTAATACTTCACAAGCACATTTAGCAGTTTGAACTTTATCATCACCAAAAGTGCCAAGATTTTGAATAAATTCACTTAAATTTTTAGCAACACCTGGTAATTTATCACCAAAATCAGCAATACTATTATCACCAACTATACTAGCCCATAGACCACCTTCATTAGGTATTTTAGAAGCACATTCTGCTAAAGCTTCGATTACCATAGCAGCAGCCATAACAGATTTAAGTTTATCTTCTCCAAAGTTTCCAAGATTTGTAACAAATCCATTTATTGCAGAAGCTAATGGCGGTAATTGTTCTCCAAATTTTCCTAAATCTCCACTACCACCAAATGTAATAAATTTAGTTATACCTTGAACTAAATCCGCAGCTGTTAACATGATTATCGCTTTTGCTAATGCTGCCACTCCTGTTAGTATACTAGGATCTATTGATTGAGCTCCATTTAAGAATTCTTGTGCATTTCTCATAAAGTCAGATAATTGTTGTCCAACATCACTAAATTTAGAACCGAAAGTTATAAATTCCGTTATTCCATATATAAAGTTTGATGCTGACATAGCCATAATAGCAGCAGCTAATATACCAGCGCCTACTAATACGGCACCGTCGATTGTTCTACATCCATCTATGAATGAAGATACATTATCCATAAATTCAGACAAATTAGCACCTATTATTGGTAACATAGAAGAAGCACCAGCAGCTATTCCACCTACTATACCACCAATAAATTGACCTATAGCTGTACCAATAGCTTGTAATAAATTTCCACCTTCTTGAATTATCCATGTTAATCCAGGTATTTGTGCCAAACCTCCAAATAATGCTAATACTAATGCTAATTCTGCAACTAAAGCTCCTAAACCTAGAACACCTATAGCAGCTTGAGGAACTAATGGTCCTAATGCACTTAATGCAAACATTATAGCTGTAAGTCCAGCAATAGATAATACAGCAGGTAATATAGCATCAGGATTTAGATTAGCTATGGCTTTCATTACACCTTCACCAATCGCTCCAAATACTTCAAATATACCTTGTATGAAATCTGGAATATAATTCTTTAATTCTTTTAACACGCCAATCAAGAATTGGAATAATAAAGCTGTTATTTCAGGTCCATGATTTACTAAAGATTTAAGTATCTCATGAATAACTGTTAATATAGTTTCAGCAATCATAGGCGCATATGTTCCAATAACATGACATAACGCTCCTACTGCTTGACCAAATATCTCTATAAGTTGTGGAACCAATCCAGCAACGCCTAATATAATAGCAGTTATACCAGCAACTATAATAGTAACACCGCCAGCTAATGCTGTAGCTAAAGATGCTATACCAGCAGCAATAGTCATTACACCAACACCAAATGCTAGAGTGGCTACGCCAAATAAAGCCATAGCACCGGCTATTCCCAATAAAGCAGGAATCATACCACCTAATACTGCAGCTGCTACACCTAATATTGTAAATGCTCCAGCTAATCCAGCTAATGCTGCAACTATAGCCCAAGGATCCATGCTACCTATTAATTTTAATGCTAATGCAATTGTTACTAGAGAACCAGTAGCAGCACTTAATGCACCTGCTCCTTTAAATCCACTAAACTTTTGTAATATGACTAAACATGCTGTTAATTCAGCTAAAGCTATACCCATACCCCATAGTGATTTCTTAATATCTTCCCAATTCATTTTAGCTAAAGATTTTAATACTCCAACTAAAGGTAATAGTGACATTGTAGCTAATACTAATTCAAATCCTGTAGCAATTCTATGACCACCAAAGTTTCCAAGTATAGTTAATGCTGCTGTTAATTCAGCTAAAGCTATACCCATAACTGCTATGGATTTCCAAATATCATCCCATGACATAGTAGCTAATATTTTTAATATACCAGATAATACTAATAATGATGTTACGGTGGGTATTAAACTTAATGAAGATCTCAATACGGCTCCACCAAAATTTCCAAGTATAGATAAAGCAGCAACCAATTCAGCAAGTGCTAATCCCATAACAACTAAAGATCTCCAAATATCATCCCATGACATAGTAGCTAATATTTTTAATACTCCAGCTACAATAACTAATGATATAGCAGCAGGTAACATACTAATTCCAGATTTAAATGTTTTAGCTCCGAATTTACCCATAATAAGTAAAGCTATCATTAATTCAGCAAGAGCTCCACCCATAGCGACTAATGATTTTTTTACACCATCCCAATCCATTGTAGATAATATTTTTAATCCAATAGCTAATACTAAAAGTCCTTTCGATATAGATTGTAAAGCATATACCATCGTTAACATATTTAACATACCTTTAAAATCAGTTTTAATAAATTTACTTATTATAGTTAAAGCAGCTAACAATTCTGCAAGACCAACAGTTAAAGCAGTAAGGGCAGAACCTAATCTTTCAGGTTTAATTAATGCTAATATAAGACATGCACCAGCTAATACCATTAATGCTTTAGCAATTTCCATTATTGCTTTAGCTTTTATAACAAATTGCATTTGATATAAGTCGACACGCAAAGCTTTCATAGCTCCACCTAAGTTACTTATGATATCTCCTTTATTGAAACATTCAAAGAATTTATCAGCAGCTGCAGCACATTGTTTAAAATTATAAAGTATACCAGTAGTTAATAAAGTATTTATAAATTCAAAGAATTTCTTATAATCTCCTGTTTGAATAGCTTCTCCTAATACACTACCAACATCTTTAACTACTTGAGATATCATTTTAAATATACCTTTAAAGAATGCTACTAAACCGTTGAAAATATCCATATGACTTAATACTTCTTTTATCTTTTTACCAAAATTACTCAAAGCCGTTATTGTTCCATCAACAACATTCTGGAAGAATCCTGTTTGTTTTACACTTTCTGCAGTTTTGGTACACCATTGTCCTAGAGCTCCAGTAGCACCAATAACTTTTCCAGGAATATCTTTAAATTTAACAAGTAATTGACTAGCTATATCCCATAAAGCTTTCATACCTTTAAGACCTAATTCTATAACAGAGAATAATCCTTTAAATGTGGCTTTAATATTAGCAGCCGCTTTATCACTTAATTTTAAACTCTCTGTAAATTTTTTAAATCTTTCAGTATATTTAACCAATGTTTCTACAGACTTTTTAGGGAATATTTCTCTAAAAGCTTCTTTTATTGGTTTAAGTATAGACATTAAATAATTAAACACATCACCTATGCCCAATATAATATTTTTAACACCACCAAGTTCAAAGAACTTAACTATATTCTGAAATGTATTTGTAAGTTTTTCATTTAATTTCTTTATAGGTGCATCTAAATAATTATTATTAAGATCATTTATTAATAATCTCATCTGATTAAATACATCACGTTGATTAGTAAGTAATGGATCCCAAACTTTAGCACCAATTCTTGACATGGCTGCTTTCATATTTGATAAAGCACCTTCGAAAGTTTCATTACCTTTTTTAGCATGTTCACCGAATGCATTATCCATTGCTGTCGCAAAATCTTGAAATGATACTTTACCTTTTGATACCATATCACGAACTTCTGTTTCTGTTTTATTAAAATGTTTAGCTAATACAGCTGCAGCATTCATACCTCTAGCAGCCAAAGAATTCAAGTCTATGGCCATTACACGACCTTGACCAGCAACTCTAGTAAATACATTAGCTATATCATCATATGTACTATTAGTCATAGCAGCAACACCAGAAATAGCTCTTAAAGATTTATCCATTTGTTCCCCAACTTTAACATCTGAAGCTAAAAATTGAGATGCAGCTTTTGCGGCGGAATCATATCCATAAGCAGTATCTTTAACTGCATAATTTATAGATTCGTCTATTCTAGCCCATTGTTTGTTGTATTGCTCTGTACCTAATAAACCTTCGATTTGGAATTTGGCATTTTGGATATTTAATGCTCTGTTTTTACCTCCATTAACCAAAGGGTCTATTAAAGAAGAAGCAATTCTAGAACCAGCATTCATTGCGGCGGTTGTTAAGTTTTGAAGTGCTGTTATACCCATTACCTGTAACGCAGAAAATTTAACTCTTACAGTTTCAAGAGCACCTGATAATCCATTCATCTTAACACTGTCTGCTGCCTTACCAATATCTTTTAGTCCATTAGCGGTCCCTCTGCAATCTAGTTTTCCTAAATTCCATTTGAGATTATCTAAAGTATTCATTGTTTTAGCAACATTTTTTTCAAAGTTAGAATTATCAAATTTCATTTGGACGACTTTTTCGTCAATAGTTTTACTCATACTCTTGTAACCTCCTTCCACGCATCTTCTGCGATTCTTTCAAATATAGGTTTTATAGCAGGGTTGATATAATCTACTCCCTGTACATAACCTCCGTTTCTTGTACCATGTCCATATTGTAATATAATTGCTATATTAACTCCTTTATTGACATGTGAATTATGAAAAGTAATAGAAACTGAATCCTTTTCACGATTTATCTTGTAATACCAAGAATTTGCAGTTTCACCGGAATCTCTTGGTGTAGCAGATGATAGTGCTGATACCCCTTCACGCCCAAAGCGATCTAAATTTCCGATTTTAATAACATTTTTTACTCTTTCTAAATAACTGCTCAATTTAGAAAAATCTCCCTTTTGACTGAAAGTTATCATTACTCATCTATCCTTTCGAATTTAATTTCTTTCGACGAGCAGCATTAAGGGATGCGTTTCTGGCCATAATTTCATTTCTACTCATTTTCTTTGGTGGTGAATTTTTGATATTACATACGCGAACCAAAGTTAATAAGCGATTTAAATGCCATTTTTGACACTCCATAGGTATATTCAAACTTACCATCCAATAGTAAATTAATTCAGAAGTTATTATTTCTCTACTTGTACTGTTATTCTGATTGGAAAATGTAGTAGCTGTCATAGGTGCTTGAATATAATTATTTATAGTTTGTATATTATCGTCGGATAGACAACTATAAACTATTGGATTTACATTTTGTGTTATTGTCATACAACGAATATAATCTATAGTCTCTTCACGAGTTTTCTCGGTTTTTGACAAAAATGGTTTATTCCATCTAGCTTCCCATTTGGAAAGAGATACAAGAGAGTGTTCTAATTGTAATACTTGTTCTTTAGTATTAATAAATTCTTGAGTACTATCATTAAACAACTCTCTAGCTGGTACGACTATAGTTATCATCGTTCTCTTCCTTTCTTTTATTGAATATTATTTTGTAATGGTGTTAATAATTGATCTTTTGGTAGATCTTTTGTCTTCTCAGCAAGATCTCCTGGTATAATACCATTAACAAATTCTGCTGCTTTATTTGAATCTGTAGCTAATTCCATAAATAATATTGAATATGCCTCTGTTTCAGAGAAAGCCTTAGATAAAGGTTGACCTTCTGAATCGATTTTCACAAATCTTTTTCCATCTGCACTCTTCTCACCATAAGCTTTAAGAACTAATTCTTTGAATATCTTTATGATAGAAGGTTGATCTTGTGTTTCTATAATTTTCTTAATCATTTCAGTCAATCCTCCAGTTGTTCCCATTTCCATTTCCATAAGTTCAGCCTTAGATAAATTAAATAGGAAGTTTTCCTCTCTTTCAACTCCATTATAATCTGTATATTTAATAGTTTTTGTAATCATAGTGATTCTCCTTTCAATTTCTTTAAATTTAAAAAAAAGGGGGTTGCCAGCAAAGCGCTGGTACTACCCCTTATGAATATAATAATTAATTATTATCCTTGTACATCAGTTCCTGCTTCTTTAAATATTTCAGCAAGATCTGTTGGTAATGGTAATGTAGCTTCTGTATCAGCTGTACCATATAATTTTTGCTCTAATTGTGTAAGAAGTTCTTTCTTAACTTTAGTAGAGTCAATTGTAATTATAGCAGTTGGTTTCATTCCTGGTACTTCAACTGGTGTAGTTGTTAATTCCCAAGAGAATGTAATAGCCTCAGGACTATCATTAACTGTTCCATAAGATTTCTCAGATGGTTTAGCTAATGCACCATAAACTAAATGAATTTTATAACCAGCATCTGGATTTTCATCATTACCAACTTTTGTTTGATAAGACATACCGAATGCTTGTCTTGTTTGTTGTCCAACTTGAACACCTGCAGCTAATGTTTTCTCACCATTACATGCTGCAAATTCATCTGGATATGTATATGCTTCAACTGTAGCACCAAAATCTTCAGCTGATAATAAGTTTAAATATTTAATATTATCTGCATAAAGTGGTGTAGCCTCAGCTCCAGATGGTGATTCGTTAACATTTGTTAACCCATTCCATGCAACACCTTTTGGGTATGCACCTGATACTTGAGGGTATAGAACACCCTTACTAACACCTGTTTCATAGACTCTCTCGCCTGTTTGATCCCATTTAAGTTCCATAAATAGTTTCCTCCTTTAAAAATATAATCTTATAACATCATGATTTAAATTATCAGATGTATAGTGTCGATCAAAGTCAGAATATGGTAAAGCTAATATTTTACTAATAACTTCATTATCTGGTAATTGATCTATAATAGTAATATCATACCTAGTCATACCGGCATATTTCATATTATCGGCATAATGGTCTAAAATATTACTTCTTTCATATCTTATACATGGATACTCCATCTTAAGATTTTCAGCAGGTTGGTAGTATACATGTTCTCTATCTTCATCACTCATTAGATTTTTTAGTTTCTCGTGGAGTTCTAATCGAGTTCCCATTATATACACCTCCTACTGTTAATAAGATTCTAGGGTACTTAACTTCAGCATTAGTTATCTTCCATTTAGCACCCATGAATTCTACATATCTCATGTATTGGAAATTTTCATTGGCATATGGATCAGCTACAATACTAATAATGTTACTAACATTAATATCATCGTTTACTTCACCAGATGATTGAAAACGACTAGTATTTCTAGTCACATCACCATAGTACGGATGTTCAGTAACTTGATCGGCCCATACACCAGGTTGAACTTCTACGTTCTGAATGTAGCCTACATTCCCATAAAATTTAGCCATATGTATTCTCCTTTACATTAAATATAAACTACCCTTGTGTTTCTGGAGTAGAAGCTCCTGCTTTTTCTTTCTTTAATACGATTGCAGAATAAGGAACTGTTAAAGCACCTGACATTCTTGTTTCCATTAAGTATTTCATTTGGTTGAAATCGATATCGAAATCATCAAACATATTAACAGATCCACCTTTGTCAGCACCTGCAGTATAATCATTCATATTAACAATTACACCATAAATATCTTTGTATGCTTCTTGTTCCATTTCTGGTACAGTAACAATTTCTCTTACTCTCATTGCTGTAGCAAGATCATTTTCATTAGCATAAATTCTTCTACCATTTTGGTCTTCGATTAATAGCATGTCAGCTAATAAATCTTCAGTTGTGAAGAATGTTGGAGAACCTGATCCTTTGTATTCTTTTCTAGCTCTTAAAGCTGCTCTTATAACACCTTTAGTTCTAGAATCATTATCAGAATAACTATTACCTTCTTGAGTATAGTCTCTTCCTTTTTTAACTTCATATTTAATTGTATAGAAATCATCATCAGATATAATTGGTCTGATGTTTTGTTCATTAATTTTGTCTTCATCAGAAACGTTTCTACCATCACCTAACAACATAGCTAATGCTAGTTCTTTGTCAAGTTGTTTTCTCATTTCTCTCTTTTGCCAAGCAACAACATCAAAATCAGTAATATCAATTACATCATCTCTATCGATTTTGTTTTTGATATAAACTGTTGTAGGAGTTGTTACTCTCTTTAATAGAGCCATAGCTATATCTTTCTTCATAGAACCTTTAATATAACCTTTTGCTCTAGCAGCAGTTTCATCAAGAGTTGCAAATGTAGTTTTTACTCTTGAGAATGGAGTATGTTTAACATCACTCATAACTTTTCCAACCCAGCTTCTGTCTTTTTCGACAACTACTGGTGGAGTGTTTAATTCATGAGCATCTGGGAATATATAATCCAAATTATCAATATTATTAGCAGCAGCGTGTGCTAAAAAGCTCTCTTTCATAGAACCATATCTTTTTGCGTCTGCAACAGCGTCTGCAACAATGTCAGCGTGTTGTAGTACGTCTTCATTATTGTTATCTTTATCAAATACATTATGTTTCATATCTGAATCCTCCTCATTATTTTTTTCTTTGTCTGATTCTTCATCAGATTCATCATCGCCATGTTTAATGGCTTCGCCGATAATGGCATAAACTGCAGTTTTTTGTTCTTCACTAAGTGTTTCAAACACTTCTGCTACAGTTTTATCTGCATGTTCTAAGTTGTCTTGGTTTTCTGGATTTTCTTGATCTTGTTTTAGATCTTTGTTTTCTTCATCCATTTTTTGTTCCTCCTTTTCAGATTTTTCTGAGTTATTATTATCTTCTTCTGAAGAATCATCACTGTGTTCAACAACATCAATTTCTTCATCTGTGTAGATAACTGCCTCTTCTTCTGCTTCAGCATCTTCACCATGCACAACAACAGAGTCTATATAAGCACCTGGATTAGCTCCAGCTAATACTAAACTAACTTCTCTTATACATCCATGTACAACATTACTTGCAACGGACTTTAACTTATTAGCATAAATAGATAGTTTATCTACATCACCATTAAGTACTAAAGATTTAGCCGTTTGCCCAGATTCTGTATCGTTAAATTTACAATATGTGTAAACTCCTTCAGGTCTATTTTCTAACATAGCATGGCCTAGAACTTCATTTGGATCATTATGTTGATGATTCCAAACTAATGGAACTTTTTGTCCATCATTTTGCTTAAAAGCATCTTTCATGATTGTTCTACCATCTGAACATTGTATATTGTTTCTGGTAGCCCATCCACTAAAATCATAATCCATTTTGATTTTCCTCCTTTCCCTCTAATGGTTGACTTTTTCCTAATCGTGGATCATCTTTTGATTGATTAAGATTACTATTAATAAGTTGATCTGCTTTAGGATCATCTGAAGGTTTTCTTCCAACAACTTGTCTAATTTCATTAGAAGTTAAGATTTCGTTTCTTGTAAACTTGTCTGCTATTTCAGCAATCTGATTTACAGGAACTAACTTAAACGGATCTCTAAAGAATAAGATAGTTTGTAGTTGTGACCTAGCTGTCTTTGTCAGAAACTTACGTTTCATCTCATCAACAATAGTTGATACGATTGGTTCGACAGTACGTGAATTGTAATTTAACATAGTTTGCTCATCAGCAGAACCATCTAAGATGGACTGTGTTATTCCTAACTGGCTATATAGCATACTCGTTAAATACTCAATCTGTTTCATTAGATTGTTTTCTACTGGACGGTTTAACTGTGTTATCTTTTCAGTACCATCTGTATATGCAATACCATACTTTGAACCCTTTAATTGAGTTTCAATGTCTTGTCTACGCTGTTCAGCTTGTGCTTTTCTAGCAGGAGACTTAACAATGTAAGGTAATTGTATAATCAAATCTAGCTTACCTGAACCTGACTGTTCATCGATTGCATCTAAAAGATTTAACTTTCGAATCAAACGTTGAAGAGTTGAGTTCGGTTCATTCATGATAGCATATAGAGGATTCTCTATAATTGCAGTCATAGTTTTTGGTATTATTATTTGTTCTTTTCTTCCTGTACGATCATTGTATAATTCTACTTTAACCATATCAGGATACCATTCAACAATTTTACCAACTCTAAGTGATTCTATATCATAAGAACCAGTTTTAGTTGGATCACCAATAGTATCTACTGGAACTATAGCAACAGAACCTTCGTCAAACATAGACATAACAAGATCTTGAAAGAAAGCTCTTGAAGTTTGATCTTTATTAGCCTCTAATTTAAGACAATTATTCAAACGCGAAGACATTTCTTCTTTATAACGTTCTTCTTCGTCTACGCGGCAATGTCTATAATCAATACCTGCAACATCTATAGCAATTCTATTAAATATGGCTGTAACAATTGATTTTTCATTACCTCTAGTAAGACGTACTCTATCTGGTCTACCATAAGAACCACCTGAATGATAATAATAATCGGAGGTAGGTAATTTATCTCGGAAAGCATTCCAAGCATTTCTCAATCTAGAGCCTATTGAAATTTCCATTTTGAATTTTCCTCCTTTTTATTATTTTACTAATTTTCTTTTAGCTAATTCATAAACTGAATAAGACCCTATAACTCCTAAAGTTATTGCGGTATTTCTTATTGCTTCTTTATGTGCTTTCTTTCTTGCTTCTGTCATTGACATTTTATTTTCTGTCATATATTGAGCTGCTTTTTTTCTAGTAGCTTTGTTAAATAGTAGCTTATCAGCAGCGCTATCATCTCTTTTAAGTTTTTTGTAATTTGTTTTATAATCAGTTTTAACTTTTTCTAAATTAGATTTATACTGAATTTTAGCCTTCCTTTTATCATCGTTATAAATGGCTTTAGACTTAGACCAATCTTTTCTAGCTTTATTATCTGCTGCTATTTCTCTAGCACTATCTTTTTTTGATAATAACTGTCCACGTTTATAATTCTTTTCAATATTTGCTTCTGCTAAATCATAGCGCTTCTGTATAGAACTATTTCTATTTTTATAATTTCGCTTTATATCAGATAGTTTATTTTTATACTGTTTTCTAACTCCGCCATTTCATACCAAGTACTCCATGATGATACAATTCATCTGAATTCTGATAATTCCACATAACAATACTCCTTTCTATTCAAAAGCTTCTCTATTTAACTTCCATGCAACATAAGCATCCATCATAGCAGCAACAGAGTCGATCTTCTGATCGTAACGCTTTTTAAATAATTTTCTATTACCATTAGTATCTTCTAAGGTTATAGCATTTCCCATAGTAAATGTCATGATTTCCTCATCAAATAGAAGTAATCTATCTTCAGCCATTTTCTTTAATTCACCTAAAGGAACAGATTCTGTTTTAGCACCTTGTATAACTTTTTCTATACCAAATGGTCCATTCTCTTTTTCCCAACGTTCAACAAAATCTTTGGCATTATAAGGATCATATCCAAAACATCTTACATCATAATCACGTTCTATAATATGTTGATCAAGTTCTTCATAAACTTCCATCATATCTAAAACTGTACCATTCATGACAATTAAAGTGCCTTCTTTAATAAATTCATCGTACTTCATCCTCATTGCTGGTTGTAATTTCATAAGGGTATGTTCTGTAATATAATTTCTAGCTTTAACACCAAAAGCTCCGTTAGAAAGTGGAAATAAAAATGTAAAAGCACAGAAGTCATCACCTTGTGAAAGGTCTGCTCCAAGTGCACACGGCAATTGCCAATAATCGCGTTTTCTATGCTTTAACGTTTCTTCATATGTAAAGAAATATGTATAACCTTCCATAGGAATACCAAAACGTTTAGCAAGAATATCATTTCTAGTAGATGGTGCTTTTTCAGCTCTATCTACATCAAGTTGATAAGTTTCATATGATACAGTCTTTCCTAAATTAGGATTAGCTTTTGGCCACATTTCGGGTTTACCAACTTCATCTATTGAATCTAGTTTATACCACCATATCGATACATGTGGATTAACATATTCACCTTTTAAGATGTCCATTAATTCCATTTTGATTGTATCGCCAGGACCATTACGTACAGTTCCTTCTGAACTAACCGCAACGATCAGATAATCTTCATTCTTAGAAGCACCTTGTTCTAAAGCACCTATTACGTCTTCTCTAACATCACCAGAAAGCCATTCATCAACTGTATTAATTCTACTATTTAAACCTTGTAGTTTATCTATAGTCATTGGTCTTATCTCAACGATTGATCCTGTTAAGAAATTCTCAATTCCTTTTTTAGTAGAAGCAAGTTTTACACGAGTAGCTTTAGATCCAGTTGTATTATTAATAGAACCTTCAGTAAGAAACTGAAATAATGGTCCACGAGATCTAGTAATAGAAGTTCTCATTGGTGATAAAACTTCCTCAGCTTGTTTCATAGTCGGAGCAGTGTGTACACCATGTGTTGTAGAGGTATCAACATTCAGAAAGTAACTTTGAATGTATGATTCATATTGTGATTTAGCAGCACCTCTGGCTATGATTAAGTATTGTTTATTAATAAGTCTTTTCTTTATACGTCTGTTTACATAATGCCCTCCATGACCATCTGTAGATGGAACATAAACACTACGTTCAACATAGTAGTACCATCCAAACACCTGTTCAGCCCACAGTTTGAATGTATCTAACAATACTAAGTCTTCACCATCAGTTAATGTTAGTTCATTCTCACAATATCTAATAAAGCCTTCAACAGCTTGATCATCATACCAAATTCCTCGATTCGCTATAAGTTCATCTATTCTATTCATTTCCATAGCAATAGTATCACAAACAGGAACCTCTCCTCTGATTACGGCATCACGAAACATCCCATAATATTTTGGGGTTGCTGTATTCGATAACGCCATAGTTATTCTCCTTTACCATAATTTTAGTTGTTTATAACGTCTATTATGCACAATAGTTTTACCAGCATCAATAATAGCTTTACCATTATTTTTTATAGCTACAACACTACCTAATGTAGCAGCAGTAGCACCAACAATGATAGAAGCTTTTTTGATCTTTGAATTATTAGTTTTATAATTTCTTTCTAAACTATCACGGTTATTAACTTTACGTAAATCATCATTAGACATACGTTTAATACCCTTACGCTTAATATTCCTTGATTCGTTATAATCTTCAGAATATCTTTTCTTACCAGCTCGGGTTAAACTACCATCTTTATTTTGATACCTACGTATACCCCATTTCATACCAATTATTCCATGATGGTATAATTCATCTTGGTATTTCCACATAGTTACACCCCTTCCTCGTTTGATTCTGCTTGAACATTCAAACGCCACTCATATTCTTTAATAGAATTTTGAAGTGCTTCCATAGTAGCTCCATTCTGTGGTGGATCAAATACTAATTTAACTTTAAGATAGATATAAGTTTTAAGTGCTTCAAGATTTTCGTCTGAGTCTACATAATCATCCCATTTATCTTTTTTACTAGTTATACTAAATCCTTCATCTGGTCCAACTCCAAGTTGATGAAGTACCATAAATACAGTGTTAATATGTAAAATAATGTCGGCATCAAAAGCTTCATAATTTTCAGCTAAACCTAATAGTTTTTTAATTGATGTTAATATACTTTTATTCATATTATCACCTCTACACTTCTGCTTTAATAGCTATAAAATCTTTCATGCAATATCCTTCTATACCAATTTCAGTAACAACCTTATAGAAGTCATCAGAAGCATTAGTATCTACAATTTCTATTTCGACATCGCGTTGCAACATAGATACAACATCCGATTCTTTGTCTGGTTTAGAACGAACATTAAGCATGTCACATCCAGTAACAACTCCTTTAAAAGACGTGATTACTGGTTTAACAGGTTCTTTAACTTCCTCTTGTTCTACTATTTGAGAAGTCATTTGTTGAACTACTTTTTGTTCTTCTACTTTCTTCTCAATAGTATCTTTCTTAAATATGTTTTTGTTATCTCTGTTTTCTCTCATGTTAGTTCACTCCTTTCTTAATGTTTCCAAGGACAAGTATCATTTTTGGTTCTAATTACTGGACCTTGGTATAGTAAATCTTTATTGCCATAATGTATGGCTTTGTGAGTACGATCAACTGTACAGATTAAGTACTCAGGATTAAGAAGAAAATCTGATTTCTCAAGAATATCTTCTTTAGTTATAGGATTCATATGATGTATAATAATTGTTTGATTAATGATTTCCAATTCTGGAATTGCTAAATCACAACCACAGTCACGAGTAATAATATGATTCCTTATAGCCTGCCACTCTGGAGATTTATAAAACATCTGATTAAGATAACGATCAAAACCGAATGTATCCTCTCCAACATTACCTCCTATTTTTAAATATTCAAATCTTTCTTCGAATGTTTCCAAACGAATAAGTTCTGAATATGTTCTAATAATCCTCTGGTTCATCATCCTCATCTGTACCGTGGCCTGAATATCTTTTCATTGCTGTAATAGCATTACTATAAAGTTCTTCGATACGTTTAGAAGATTGTAATGACTCAGTTTTAGCGACTAAAAGATCTTTCTGTTTTTCAAGAATCTCTTTTTCAATTCGCTCTTTAGTCGAACCAAGTTTGAGATAATGAGTTATAACTTGAGAAGATGCTGTACCATCTTTAAGTTGTTGTTCAGCTAAATTTGTTGCCAAATATATAAGCTGATTCTCTCGGGCTTCAGGTGTTAATGCAGGCTTCATATCGTTTTTAACACTTGTGCCTTTCTTTGAGTTGACTTTTGCCACGATTCATTCTCCTTTCATACAGATTCTTATACCTTTTTACATAGTTCCAAATGGCACGCAAAGTGACACATAGGAAGACAATAATATATTTTAGATTAGAAAGGAGAATAAACTTAGACAAATCTATTAAATATACGGAATAGGAGGCATTAATAACTCTGGTTATCCTATTATTGAACCTATGAATCACTTGGCCTACCATTTGGAGCCAAAAACATTTCCCAAAAATTGCCTCCGGGGAAAATTTTAAGACCGGCGCGATGACGGCGGGGGGTGTTGGTCGCGAGAC